ATGGACGAGCTTCAGGCGCTGCGCAACAGCGGAAGCCAGTACGCCGAGAACGAGGCCGAGTACCGCAAGGCGCTGCGCATCGCAATCCTTGAGGAGCGATCCAAGGGAACGCCAGTGACGGTGATAAGCGATCTCTGCCGAGGCCGGGATGACATAGCCGAGCTGAAGCAGCGCAGGGACTGCGCCGAAGCGCTCTACAAGGCGAGCCAAGAGGCGATAAACGTGTACAAGCTCAAGATCCGAACCGTTGACGAGGACATAAAGCGCACCTGGTCGAACGGGACGGGCGAAGGGAGTTACTAAATGTCGATCAACCGAGTGAACATCAGCGGCAACTTGACCCGCGACCCCGAGCTGCGGGCTACCCAGGGCGGCATGCAGGTTCTGGGCTTTGGCGTGGCCGTCAACGACCGCCGCCGCAACCAGCAAACCGGCGAGTGGGAGGACTACCCGAACTTCGTGGACTGCACGATGTTCGGCAACCGCGCCGAGAGCATGGGCCGCATCCTGCACAAGGGCATGAAGGTGGCCATCGAGGGCAAGCTGCGCTATTCGAGCTGGGACAAGGACGGCCAGCGCCGATCCAAGCTTGAGGTGATCGTGGACGAGATCGAGTTCATGAGCCAGAAGCAGGGCCAGCAAGCGCCGCAGGGATACCAGCAGCAGTACGCGCCGCAGCCCGCCCCGCAGGCGGCGCCGCAGCAAGCGCCCATGCCGCCCGCCCAGGAAAGCCTGTACGACGGCGACATCCCGTTTTAGGGGCGATGGCGGCATGCAGGTACTGGACTCGCTCATAGACGGGCCGCTTAGGCTGCGCAACCGCAGGGAGGGCGACGAGCTTATCGGCATGATCGTCCGGTACCTGCGAACGGGCGAGGAACCGGAGCCGCGCACCGATACCCAGGAGGCGGTGCTGACGGCGATAAGGCCCGTCATGGAAACCTCTCGCTCGCGCATCGTGGCGGGAGGCAACGGCGGCAAATCATCAAGCAACGATGCAAGCAAAGCCGAAAGCAAACGGCCAAGCAAACCGTTAAGCAAAAGCGGAAGCAAAACGGCAAGCAAATCATCAAACAACGATGCAAGCAAAGCCGAAAGCAAACGGCCAAGCGAAGAGGAAGAGGAAGAGGAAGTAGGAAGAGGAATTAAGGAAGAGGAGAGAGGGAGCAAGGCGCGTTTCCGCGCCCCCTCTCCCGAAGAGGTCGACGAGTACGCCCGAAGCTACGCGGAGGGCAAGAGCCTCGACCTCGCCTCGACCGACTTCGACCCGGAGCGCTTTGTCGACTTCTACGCCCAGAAGGGCTGGATGGTCGGAAAGGCGAAGATGAAGGACTGGAAGGCCTCGGTGCGCATCTGGGTGCGCTCCTCGAAGCCAAAAAACGGCATGGCAAAGGAGGTGCTAGACGATGGATTTTCGGCCTACGACTGAGTGCCCGCACTGCGGCGCGACCCTCAAGGCCCGCACCACGCGGCTCGCTGGGCGGACGCTGTTCTGCGGCTACGAGCAGTGCGGCTGCGCGGGCGCCGAGGCCGAGCGCGAGAAGGAGCGCCAGGCCGAGGCCGAGGCGGCTCGCAAGGCCGTGCTCGACAAGGCCATGCATGACTGGAAGCGGGCGGGCGTTCCCGAGCGCTACGTGAGCCTCGACCACCCCTTGGCGGCCGAGATCGCCGAGTGCATGAAGCGCGGCCAGTGGGTGTACCTCTGGGGCGACGTGGGAACCCACAAGACTACCTGCGCCGCGGCCGTGGCGAAGCGCCTGGCCGGCGGCAAGCGGTCGGCGCTCATGGCGCCGATGTACCGCATCCTCGACGAGATCCAGCGCAGCTTCCACGACGGCGGCGACCCGCTCAAGCGCTACGCCGAGGTTGGCTACCTGATCGTGGACGACCTTGGCAAGCGCAGGCCGACGGGCTTCGTGCTCGACAGCCTGTTCAGCCTGATCGACCAGCGCTACTCGGCGATGCTGCCGACGCTGGTGACCACGCAGTACAAGCCAAGCGACCTCGTGCGCAGGCTCGCCGAGCAGGGAGACCCCGACACCGCCAAGGCCATCGTGTCGCGGCTGAGGGGCGGCGCGAGGGTCGTGCACTTCGACGGCCCGGACGGGAGGCTGCAATGATCCTCGATGCAGGCATTCTGCGCGGCTACACGAAGGAGCGAGCCGAGCTTTACGGCAAGCCTCACCTGGGGGCGCACTACACCCACGGAAAGGCCTACGAGGCGCTGTCTCCCCGATGCTGCGTGTGCGGCAGGCGCGCTGGGAGCGTGCACCACGTGGCGCACCGCTCTTGGGGCGAGACGTTCCGCCTGGTCACGCCGTGCGGCGCCTGGGACTTGCGAAGCCCGCTGTTCTGCCTGTGCGGCAGCGGCACCACCGGATGCCACGACAAGTTCCACGGCGGGGCGCGGCTCAAGGCCGAGTGGGTGTGGCGCTCGAAGGTCTACGAGGAGGCCTGGTGGACCGGCGAGCTTTTGCAGGTGTACGAGCCGCATGACCCGGCGCTTTACGAATACGGATATTGGCTGATCACCGACCGTGACGGCAACGAGATGATACGAGAAGGGATGTAACCATGGAGATCAAGACATGCGAGCAGTACGTGCTCGATCAACTGGAGCAGGCGCGGGCGGAGCGCGATTGGCTGCGCGGCAAGCTTGAGCAGGCGCAGGACGAGGCAGAGGAGCTGCGCGGCAAGCTCATGGAACGCGGCGAGCGCGACGCCTCGAAAGTCGAGCAGGCCATCCGCAAGGAGGGCCGCGCAAAGCTCTACCGCGACGGCACCGGCTACCGAACCAGCGTCAGCAGCGGCGGCAGCCTTATCCCGTTTGAGGACTGGTGCATCGAGCACTTGGGGTACTCAAGCCCGCGCTGCGGCATGACCAAGACCGAGTTCATCGCCTACTTCGAGCCGGAGTTCCGCGCCGAGTACGAAGAGCTAGCCGAAGAGTGGAAGGCGGAGCAGGAATGATCGGGATCTACGAGCGCTCGCTTTGCCAGAGCTACGCGAGCGCCTACAGGGCTGGCATCAAGATCGGCGAGGCCGAGACGCGAGAGGACGCGCTGAAGCAGGTCGAGGCCATGACCGAGGACAGCTACCAGTGCTTCGCCGTCGACGATGACGGCACGTGCATCGACCTGACGGGCACGTTCCCCGGATGCCTCGCGGGGGTGGTGAAATGAGCTGTTACATCATCGAACTGGCCGATTGCGCACTGACGCCGTACGCAATCGAAACGGAGAGTGGCACGGAATACGGATGGGGCTTGATGCCGAAGAGGAAGGTTGACCTCGACGAGCTTTTGAGGGTCGCCGACGAGTGCGACGCAGCCGACGTGGACGGCGTGACCGACTGGGCTGCGCGAATCAGGAAGGCGGTGGGCGAATGAGCGCCAAAACAACCGAGCTGAAGCCGTGCCCGTTCTGCGGAAGCGGGAACGTGCGCTATAAGGAAGCCGAGCACGCCGTCGTATGCGCACGCTGCAAGGCCAGGGGAAGCATCGCTCCGGACGAGGAGATGGCTATACGCATGTGGGACGAGCGAGCGGGCGAACTGAAGCCCGACAGCTGGGAGAAGCTGGAAGAGGACGTGAATCTCGGCTGCCGCGATTATTGCGAGAAACATCGTCTCGAAGAATGCGATTACAACATGCGCGTGCACATGCTCGACCGCGCTAAGAAGCTCGCGGGCATCGAAGATGAGGCGCAGCGATGAGCAAGCGAAGAGGAACGAGGCACCTACGATGAAGCTCAAAAACCCGATCAGGGAGATCAGGAAGGCCATGACACCGCCGTGCACCCAATGCGTGCACTCGCGCTTCAAGGCCTTCAACAGCGTGACTATCTTGTGCAAGTGCGGTGCATACCTCGACCACGTGGAGCGCACGTGCTGCGAGCGCTACGACAATTTCGTTGCAAGAGACGTGCGCGGAACCAGGTGGTGTCGATTCGAGCAGAAACCGCCGAAGGCCGAGGACGGTGACGAGTCATGAAGACCATCGAGGCGCCGAAAACTATCGAGCCGTGGCGCATCATCTGCGCGGCTCAAAGCGAGCCTAATTACAGCGAAGAGCGCTACATGCTGATCTACGCCGGCGATGGAATCAACGACTATTACGACAAAGGCTATATCTTGCTGGAGGGCTGGCACTGCTCCTGCTACGACTGGCCCGAGGTCGATTGGGACGCCACCTATTACGAGGAAGACGAGCTGCTGAAGATTGCCGACATGCGCAAGCGCAACCCGTCGGACAGCGCCGAGCGCCGCTTCTTCATGCTCGTCGAGCAAGCATTGGGGGCGCACCAATGAAGTACGTCTCGCTTTTCAGCGGCATAGAGGCCGCGACAGCGGCGTGGGAACCGCTTGGTTGGGAGCCTGTGTGCTTCGCCGAGTTCGACGAGTTCCCCAGCGCCGTTTTGGCCGAACGGTACCCCGAGGTGCCGAATATCGGCGACGTTACCAAGATGAACTGGAAGAAGTACCGCGGCAAGGTGGATCTGGTGGTGGGTGGAAGCCCGTGCCAGTCCTTCTCGATCGCGGGCAAACGGGAGGGGTTGCAAGGTGAGTCAGGACTCATGTTCGAGTACATTCGGGCGGTACGTGAGATACGTCCTCGATGGTTTCTTTGGGAAAACGTCCCGGGAGCGCTCTCAAGCGAGAATGGGGAGGCTTTCCGACAGCTCCTGTCCGAAATGGACAAGCTCGGGTACGGCCTGGCGTGGCGCGTACTCGATGCGCAGTTCTTCGGAGTGGCCCAAAGACGCCGCCGTCTCTTTCTTGTCGGACATCTTGGAGCCTGCCCCCCATCGGCGTACTCATTGAGCCGGAGAGCATGCGAGGGGATTTTGAATCGAGCGCGGAAAAGAGGGCGAGCCTTGCCGAAGAGGCTGGAAGAAGCCCTCACAGCGCAGGCTTCAAGTACCACCAAGGGGCAGGCGCAGGAGGAGTAGGCGCAGAGCCTGAGCAGTCCCCCACGCTCACCGCCGATTGGCACAACCCCGCCGTCTACCCCATCGACGAGCCGATAACGATGGCCGACCTCAACGCGAACACGGCGATCGGATACGACATGGTTGGCACGCTCAAGGTTGGCGGCGACGCGCCGTCGGTGTGCCTGTGAGCGCCTGCACGCTGCTCGTCCGCTGCGGATGCGCGGGCGGGGGCAAAGGAGCGCTGGTGAGCGACGAAGTGTCGCTCACCCTCTCCACCAGCAACACTCAGACGCTTTTCAGCGAGGAAGGAGGAGGCATGGTTGTGCGAAGGCTCACGCCGCGCGAGTGCGAGCGGCTGCAAGGCTTCCCCGACGATTGGACGAAGATACCCTATCGCGGCAAGCCCGCAGAGGAGTGCCCGGACGGCCCGCGCTACAAGGCGATCGGCAACAGCATGGCCGTCCCCGTGATGCGGTGGATCGGCGAGAGGATCGCTATGGCCGAGGCGGGTGAGATCGCATGAGCTGCGACCCGTATAAATGGACGTGCGCGAGGTGCGGCAAAACGCACTGCAACCCGTTTTTCACGTGCTACCCGCGCGAATTTTGGAAGGACAACAAGAAGTGTGTCGGCGAGGTCTGCGAAAAGTGCCGCGACGAAATCGACTATAGCAACGTGCGAGAGGAGCAGAAATGAAGAAGGCGATGATCGTCCAGCCCATGAACGGGCTTGGCGAGGAGCAGATACTTGAGGCCCGCGCGAAGGCTGTCGCAGAGCTTGAGCGGCGCGGATACGAGGTCGTGGACACGTACTTCAAGGATGGCCTCGCGGTGCCGCCCAAGGTGGTGAACGTGCCGCTGTACTACCTGAGCCAAAGCCTTGGCAAGATGGCCGAGTGCGACGCTGTGTACCTATGCGATGGCTGGGAAAACGCACGGGGCTGCAAGGTCGAGCGCGCCGCAGCTGTGGCCTACGACCTTGAGCTCATCGGGTACGACCTACCGTGCCGTGGTGATGCCTCGTGAGCATGGCCTACTACGAGCCGGGCAGCGGGTGGAACCTGCCGCCCGGCTGCTTCGATGGAGACCCGAACGCGCCGTGGAACCAGGAGGAGCCGAAAACCTGCGGGGACTGCTCGCATCTGCTGGAAGGCTGCTGCGACTACGGCATCTGTGAGTTCGAGTTCGAGGAGGCGTTCGACGAAGAGGCGGGCAAGCGCCCGCTTCCGGCATGGGAGGCCGCCTGCTGGGCGCGTGACTGGATTGTCGAGCATTACAAGGACATGCAGGAGGACACGTGCGAACGATGCGATGGCTAGCCGCCTCCGGTGTGGCGCTGCTGCTCGGAATCCTGGCGCTTGAGGCCTGGGTTGTTCGGATGCTCGCGGCAGGTCTGATCCTGCTTGCCCTGTTCGCCTGCGGATAGGAGGTGGACGATTGACCAACTGGGAGCGGTACTTCGGTTCGCCCGAGGCCGCCATGCGCATGGAGGTGCGCATGATGCGCGACGGGCGGCGGTTCAGAATCTCGCTGAGCGAGTGCAACCCCTTCACAACGTGCGCGTTCGAGTCGCGCTGGGTGCGGGACTTCGGCTCATGGGGCGAGTACCTGGACTGGCTCAAGGCCGAGTACGACGATGGAACCGTCAGGTGGGAGGACTAATGAGCCGCCCGGGATGCAACCGGGGATGTCTGCTCGTGATAGCGGCATCCCTGCTAATAGACGGATTGACGCTGTGGGCGGCGGTATCGCTGGCCCGCATGATCATTGGAGGATAGATGTTTGACGATACCTACCAGAACACGGTGGAGCTTGGCAGCGTGGCCGTGTTCGACAACGTGGAATGCAGCAAGGCCCAGGCCATGAAGGTCTTGGAAGAGGCTGCGGAGGTCTTCGGCGCTTGGCAGAAACGCGAGAAGGTCTGCGGTATCGATGCCGACGATCTTATCGGCGAGCTGTGCGACGTGATCCAGGCATGCTGCAACATGGCGGCTGCGGTCGGGTGCGACGACCTGCGCCTCGCCCTGTGGGACTGCGAGGATCGCAACCGCAAGCGCGGGCGCATAACCGGCATGGTCGATCGGGTGAACCAGCGCACGCGCGAGAAGTGCAAGCGCTTCGTTTTCGTGCCCATTGAGGTGGGACAGAAGCTCGGCGACTCGTGGGAGGCGATCGAGCACGATAGCACGATGCCGCCGTTCGAGTACTGCAACCATGTGATCGGGCGGAACGTGACAGGCTGCCCTCGCGTCATCGCCGAGTGCATGATGTGCAAGCACCTGGTGAAGAGGTGCAAGGCCATGGGAGGTGCCGAATAGTGACGCGTGCCCAGAAGGTCATAACCTGGATCGTATTAGTAGGCTCCATATGCGCCTGCCTGCTGCTGTTCGTCGGCCTCGTGTCGCTGCTGCTTAGGTGGATCATGTCCATATGGGGGATTTGCTAGCCACAACAAAAGGCCTCGGGGCTATCCCCGGGGCCGTTCTGCTTTCGCTTGTATGTGATCCCCTCGGCTATGGGCCTCTCTGCCCCTATGGTCTTCTCTAGATCCTCTCGGGCCTCTTTTAAGATTTTCAGGATCTCGGCCCACTGTTTCGGCTCTCGCCTCTCCATGGTTAGCCCTCCTCGTCGATTCTCGTAGTCCCCGGCACGACCTCGCACCAACCGGTGTAGCCGTGCCGCCTGTGCCATGTTGTTATGGCGTCCTCCTCGTTGGCCTTGCTGCCCGCCCTGTGCGTCGAGTAGTAGCTGTGCTCTCTCTCGTAGGTGCCGCCGTAGCCTCCGCCGAAGCCGCCGCCGTGCCTGATGATGCAGGCGTATCTCCTTGAGTTGCGCATTGCGCCCTCCTTAGTCGTAGGTGTCGAAGATGCTCGACTCGCCATCCCATAGGTAGAGGTTCTCGCCCCCGAGAACGAGGGTCGGCATGTTCTTCGCCGCGCTGTAGTCGTGGATCTTGAGGCGCTTCCCCTCGGCGCTGGCCTTCCTGCCCATGATCGGGTCGTCGTCGATGAATTCGCCAGGTACCGGCCTGTACTCCCTTTCCCATCCCCAGGGGTCTGCGTGGCCCACGAACTCGGCCCTTATGGGCTTGATCGTGGCTGTTTTCGCTGTAGCCCTGGTTACCTGGTAGAAAAGGCCATCCCTCGTGAATATGTCGCCCTGCTTGACCATGGGTTAATGCCTCCTTATGCGATCGCGCCTTATGGTCTAGTGCCCTGATTGATGGATCAGGGGCAAGGCCCTATGCCCTGCCCCTGTGCCCACCTGCTAGGCTGTGAGAAGCCCTGCCCTCGGGGCATCCATGCGGCGGCTGCGCACCGCGTCGCGCCCCGCTGCCTGGCCCCTGCTGATGCTGTCCCTGTTGGTAGCCCTCGGGCCTCGCCTCGTGGATTTGCCAAGGTCCAGGCTCTCGAAGTAGTCACTCACCTCTGACGGGCAGACGATCATCAGCTCGAAGCTCTGCTTCTCAAGCTCGCCCTTCACACCGTCCACGAACCCGACGATGAAGTTAGAGTAGGCGTTGGGATCGGTGTAGGCGAAGTCCTCGTACTCGTGCGCCAGCCTGTCGCCCACCTCAAGCAGGTTCTGGTAGACGATCTCGGCGGCCTCGCTGTCGGCCTTCCATCCGACGAACACGTACTCGTACTTGCGATCGGTCACCCTGCGCTGGTACACCCTGCACCGGAAGTTGTCGGCGATCACCGATGCGAGGCTCGGCGCCCAGGCTTTCGCGGTTCGCGCCGTGGTGGTCTCGGTCACTTTCTTCACCTCGTCGGCAAGCTCCCACTCCTCCACGTCGTTGTCCGCGATCAGGCGCTGGGCCTTGAGGGCGAACTGAATCGCCTCGGCCTCGTTGCAGCCGTTCTCCACGCTGTGCTCGCGAAGCTTCTTGATCTTCTCGATGATCCTCTGCCTGTCCATGTATGCCTCCCATCCGGGAGGGGCCGCAGCCCCTCCCTCTCGTGTTGCGTTACTTCTCCCAGAGGTGGCCGAACTGATTGGCTATCCTCGGGATCTCGGTTACCTTCGCCGGCTTGAAATAGGCGTCGCGCTCGAAGAAGTTCATCCCGTACTTCCGGTTGATCTCCTCAAGCTCTGCCAGGTTGAAGTAGCCCATCTCCGGGAATGCCCCGAAGACGAACCCGAACATGTCCCCGCTCTCCTCGTCGTACTCGGTGGCGTAGAAATCCCAGCCGTTGAGGCAGCTGAACCAGTGGCCGTATACCACGGTCTCGGCCTTCTTGCCGTCCTGCGAGTAGAGTGGCGGGAGCTTCTTCTGTATCTCTTTCGTGAGTAGCTTCTGCATGGTATGATCTCCTGTGTGTGTTGGTTGAGGCCCCTTTTCGGGGCCTCTCCTTTAGGCTGCTTGCTCTGCCGGCCTGATGGGGTTGATCTCGCCGATGTTCCAATCGACGTTCTTGGCGCTTTGCCACTTGCCCTGATCGTCTAGGTAGTAGAAGCCGTGCTTCCCGAAGTACTTCCTGACCTTCAAGGCCCCTGACTCGATGCCATCGGCTATGACCTGCTTTCGCAGATCCTTCACCATGTAGATAATGGCTTCCTCGTCGCTGTCGGTCTTGAATGCCTCGGTGATCTGGGCCAGCCAGTTATCGCAGGCCCTCATGATCTCCACTGGCTCGTAATCGGTCCTGGGAATCTCCTGTATTGGCCTGTGCTTCGTGGCCTCCACTGTGTACCTGCCTAAATCTGGGTAGGCCATGTACTCGTTGACAAGCTTCAGGGCCGTTGCAAGCTCTAGGCCATCCTTTCGGCCCTGGGGGCCTTTCCTGAAGTAGCCTCGTGCTCTCATGCCCTCTACAATTGCCAAGATCGTGTGGTTGCTTACCGGCTGACCACTCACCATCAGATCCAAGCTCTCTTGCTCTGTCATCTGCTTTCCTCTCTTCGGTTTTATGGGTGCCTGTCGGCTTCCTGGTGGCCTCTGTGGCCCCTGCTGACACTTGATAGTATGGCACAATAGCTAATGGGCTAGTGTGACAATTGCACAATAGCTAATGGGCTACACAATATGCACACAATAATAAATGGGCTAGCACTTTAGCTAATGTGCTAGAATCAAGTGCAATAGTGATCAGATCTGAAGGGAGGGCGAATGACACCAACAGAGGCGCTTAGGGAAATGCTCGACCGGTCGGGCATGAGCATGTACGCGCTTTCCAAGGCGATGGGCAAGAGCCGCAACTATATCGGGAACACGCTCAAGCAAGGCTCCGACCTCGGGGCGTCCGGCCTGGCCGAGATGGCTTCTCACATGGGCTTTAAGCTCGTGCTCGACGGCTCGGGAGAGCCGATAGAGATAACCGAGAGGAGTGACGATGCCGACGATAATCAAGGGCCAGCCGACCAGCGCCGAGGTTAGGCGCAAGCTCAAGGAGGAGGGACGGCCCGTCGTGCTGTCCTGCTCGCTTGGCAAGGACTCGCTGGCCGCGTGGATCGCGCTTGAGGACGAGGGTATCGAGGTAGTGCCCATCTACTACTGGTCCATCCCCGGCCTTCCGATGGTCGAGCACAACGTGAAGACGATCGAGGGCGTTTTCGGCGTGAAGATCCACCAGTACCCGCATCCCAGGTGGTCGAGGACGCTCAACAACTGCGTGTTCCAAAGCCCCGAGCACTGCGACGTGATCGAGGCGGCGAACATGCCGGTGTTCGGGTACGACGACATGCGCCCGTTCATCCTGGAAGACCTCGGGCTTCCCGAGGACACGTGGTTCTGCGACGGCGTTCGCGCCTGCGACAACCCCTACCGCCGCGCGAGCCTCACCAAGCACGGACTCATGAAGCTCACCACGCGCAAGGCGTCGGTTGTGGCCGATTGGACTAAATCGGAGGTCATGGCGGCGATCGAGAGGCGCGGCATCGGCCTGCCGCCCGACTACGAGCTGTTCGGGCGAAGCTTCGATGGCCTGGACATGCGATTCATGAAGCCCTTGCGCGAGAAGCGCCCGAAGGACTTCGAGGTGGTCAAGCAGTGGTACCCGTTCATCGAGGCCGACGAGAAGAGGTGGGCGCACTATGGGCTTTAAGTTCGAGAAGCCGCAGAAGGCGAAGGCCGAGAAGAAGGCGGCCGAGGCGGCGCAGCTCACCGACCACCAGAAGGAGTACCGAGACCGCGAGAAGCGCGAGGAGAAGCGCTTCCAGATGGCGGTCGATTCTGGTTTCTGGATCTGCTTCTGCTTCCACGACCAGGCCGATAGGGACAAGTTCGCCAGCCTGGTGAAGGCCGACGAGGACGGCTGGACTTACGGCGACGTCATCCGCCCCGTGTTCACCGAGCTGATCGGCTTGCAGAACAAGCGGCAGTTCAAGCCCAAGGAGCAGAAGGGCACGCCCGTGCCGAACCCGCTCGCGGGGATCGAGCCTACGGGAGACCTCGAAGCAGACAGCTTCGCCGAGGCGAACGCCATCCTCAAGGCGTTCCAGGCGATCGAGGTGAGGCCCTATTACGAGAACGTCTGGAGCAGCGCCTACCACGTGGTGTGCGTGTTCCGAGATTCCGACGACCTGGAGAGCTTCATCAGGGAGTACGCGCTGGCGAAGTACGGCGACCTGTACATGGACGGCTCGAAGATCCTTGAGGCCATGGACTAATGGGCCAATCTCACGCGCATAGGAAAATCTAAGGCGACCTACGGGTCGCCTTTTTTGTTCCCGAAAACGAGAGGAGGCAGGCATGTTCGGTCGCATCCGTGCCGCAGCAGGCAACATCGCCAACCGAGTCCGCTCTGCGTTCAGCCGCAGCCGTGGCAGCTCTTCTGGCCGCTCCTCCTACTAGAGGGGGCACCCGGGCGCAGCGCTAGCCGTTGCGCCCTTTCCATCTGAAAACGACAACCGATAGAGAGGAGCTGAAATGGCCGCGAAGAAGGACAAGCCCACGCTGCCCGAGGACACCGACTGGCCCAAGGAGACCGTCGAGTGGTTCGAGGCGTGGCGCTCAAACCGTTGCAGCGACCATTGGGACGACCGCCAGTGGCAGTACGTCATGGACACGGCCATCGTCCACGCCCTCGTCTACGGCTCCAACGACTTCGGGGCGCTGGCCGAGCTTCACAAGCGCCTGGCCTTCATGGGCCTCACGTTCGAGGACTGATCGCCGTGAACGACCAGAACCTCATCAAACCCAAGAGAGACCAGACCGCAGAGCAGCGCAAGGCTGCGGCGTCGAAGGCCGGCAAGGCTGCGGCGAAGAAGCGCCGCGAGAAGAAGCAGATGCAGGAGATTGCCAAGATCGTGCTGCACATGCCGTTCGAGGGAACGGACGCGCAGCTCGACGACTTGGAGGGCCTGAGCTTCGAGGACTACCCAGACCGCAAGCTCACGGTTTCAGAGATCTCGATCCTCAAGGTCGCCAAGAAGGCGATGCGCGGCGACATAGCTGCCATCCAGTTCCTGCGCGACACCGCGGGCGAGAAGCCCGTGGAGCAGATCGAGGTGTCCGCCGACATCGGGGCCGCTTGCGACGAGATCGGAAAGCTCATCGAGGCGAAGCGCAATGCCGACAAGGGCTGACCTCATCGACCTGGTGTACGACTGCCCCGTGGACATAGCCGTGCGCCTCGGGTTCGACAAGCTGACGTCTTTGCACAACGAGTGGATCAAGGACATGGTCTTCGGCACCGACGACGAGACGATTCAGGCGCACCGAGGCAGCTTCAAGACCACGTGCCTGGGCATCTCGTTCGCGTTCATCATCGTGCTGTTCCCCGGCATGCGATCCATGTTCCTGCGCAAGACGGACGACGACGTGGCGGAGGTCATGGCGGCAACGGCCAACGTGCTGCAAACCGACTACTTCCGAGGCCTCGTGCGCATGCTCTACGGCGTGGAGCTTGAGCTTACGAGGGCCACGCAGTCGTCTGTATCCACCAACCTCAAGCAGGGCGTGTCGGGCGCTCCGCAGCTTCTGGGCCTGGGATGCGGCGGCTCGCTGACCGGCAAGCACGCCGACCGCGTGTTCACCGACGACATCGTGAACGTGAAGGATCGCGTGTCGGCGGCGGAGCGCGAGCGCATCAAGCTGATCTACCAGGAGTTGCAGAACATCCGAAACCGTGGCGGGCGCATCTTCAACACTGGCACGCCGTGGCACAAGGACGACGCGTTCCAGCTGATGCCGAACATCCGCCGCTGGGACTGCTGGCAGACGGGCCTCATGAGCCGCGAGGAGATCGAGAAGGTGCGGGCGAGCATGTCGCCGTCGCTGTTCGCCGCCAACTACGAGCTGAAGCACATCGCCGACGAGGACGCCATGTTCACCAACGCCAAGTTCTTCAAGGAGCCTGAGCTTCTGCGAGACGGCATAGGCCACATCGACGCGAGCTACGGGGGCGCTGACTTCACGGCCTTCACGGCCATATGCAACAGGGGCGGCATCTGGTACTGCCTCGTCCGCATGTGGCACAAGCACGTGGACGACTGCCTGGACGAGATCATCGGGATTTGCAAGGCGCTGCGCATCGGCTCGATCCACTGCGAGATGAACGCCGACAAGGGGTACCTGCGCAAGGGCATCCTAAAGCGCGGCAGGCCGTGCGTGGGATACCAGGAGAAGGAGAACAAGTACCTGAAGATCAGCACGCACCTGCGCAGCGAGTGGGCGAACGTGCGGTTCCTTGACTGCGACGAGTACCCGCTTGACGCAGAGGCGCTGAACCAGGTGCTCGACTACAACGAGAACGCCGCGCACGACGACATGCCCGACTCCCTGGCGTCCGCGATCAGGCAATGGGAGAACCGACCCGGCATAAAGACCTTCAAGGGGGGTATCTGATTTGAGCCACGAGTTCCATTCTTTCTACTACGACCAGATGCAGCGAGAGCCGTCCACCGACGACTTCCGCCTGCCCGCTGGAACCGAGATGACCGAGGAGCTGCTTCAGCGCCTGGTCGACGAGTTCGAGCAGGACCACAAGCCGCGCTACGAGTACCTGGACAAGGTGTACGACACGCACTACGCGATCTTCGACCGGTCATGGCGCAAGAAACCCGGCTACAAGCCGAACAACCGCCTGTCTGCCGACTTCTGCTACACCATCACGGACACGTTCGAGGGCTACTACATCGGCGTGCCCATGACGCTTTCGGTCAAGGGCGAGGACGATGGGCGCAAGAAGGCCGTGGAGGCGTTCATCGCCGACTATACGGCGAGAAACTTCCAGGAGGACGTGGACGCTGAATTGTCGGAGATGGCGTCGAAGTTCGGCCATGCCTACGAGATGCTGTACCAAGACGAAGAGGGCCTGCCGCGATCAATCGCGGTGTCGCCGCTCACGTCGTTCATGGTCTACGACGATTCCGTGCTGAAGCGCCCGATGTTCTTCGTCCGCTGGTTCTACGGCGATGACGGCGCTATCAAGGGCAGCTATTCCGATGCCCACGAGGTCGTGCCGTTCAGGCGCGGCGATGTCGGCTTGGAGTTCGGCGAGGCCGAGGGCCACAGCTTCGGCAGCGTGCCCGCCGTCGACTTCCGCCAGAACACCAAGGGGCGCGGCCTCTACGAGGGCGTGCTTTCCATGGTCGAGCAGTACAACGCCGTGCTTTCCGAGAAGGCGAACGACGTGGAGTACTTCAGCGACTGCTACCTCGTGGTCAAGGGCAAAGAGCTTACCGAGGACGAGCTGGTGAACATCCGCGAGAACAAGGTGATCAACCTCTTCGGCGAGTCCTTGGAGGGCCTTGATGTGGTGTTCCTGGCGAAGCCCAACGCCGACTCCGTGCAGGAGAACCTTATCAACCGCCTTGAGCAGCTGATCTTCAAGATGGCGATGGTGCCCGACATCACTTCCGACAGCTTCGTCACCGCCTCCGGCATAGCGCTCAAGATGCGCATGATGCCCATGAGCAACCTCGCCCGCAAGAAAGACCGCAAGTTCAAGCGCGGCGTGCAGGAGCGCCTGAAGCTCCTAGCCGCCTATCCGTTGAGCCAGGGATTCAGCGGCGACGATTGGCAGATGGTCGATGTGACCATGCACCGCAACATGCCCGACGACTTGCAGAGCGAGGCATCGGTTGCCGGGCAGCTCTCAGGCATCGTGTCCGAGGAAACGCAGCTTTCCGTGCTCTCCTGTGTGAGCGATCCCAAAGCCGAGATACAGCGCAAGCGCGACGAGCAGGAGGAGAAGGCCAACGCGATGAGCGATGGCTATCCAACCAACCGAACGATCGAGACCAACCAAGAGGAAGGGACCAACGATGAAGGTAGCGACCTATAGCCGAGGCAAGCAGCTTGCCATCCGCGAGGAGCCGGGCGGCGAGATCATCGGCACCATGGGAAACATGACGGCGGCGCGGGTGGAGTCCGTCGCCGACGGCTGGGTCGAGCTGACGATGGGCGGATACGTGCGCGAAGACCTCGTGAGCGTCTACGGCCTAGTCGATATGACCACCTACAGCATCAAGCAGCCCGAGACAGCGCCAAAGGAACCGCAGCAGGAAATGGATGCCGTCACGCCTGCCGAGCAGCCAGGCGAAACCGAAGCCAAGGAGCAGCCGGCAGAGGACAGCGGCGAGCTTGGCAGCATGAAGCTCAACGACCTGCGCGAGCTTGCCCGCAACAGCGGCGTGAAGATTCCGAAGAACGCCACCAAGGACAAGATCATCGAGCTGTTGCTTTCCAATGAGTAAGCCGAGCGACGAATACTGGCGCGAGAGGCGCGACGAGTTCTTGCAGCAGCTGACCAAGGACGAGGCCGACCTATCAAAGCGGCTTTCCAAGGTCTACGCATCCGAGGCGGCGAAGCTCGACCGCATGATAGCAGCCTACTACGCCAAGTACGGCGAGGACAAGGTGATCGAGTACCGCCGCCTGCTGCAATCCATCAGCGCGGAAGACCGCACACTGCTCATGGAGCGCATGGACGAGTTCACCAAGAAGTATCCGCAGTACGCCGACCTCATGCCTGTGCGCGAGAGCATCTACCGCCTGAACGAGCTTGAGGCTATCCAGATGCAGATACGCTTGCAGCAGCTTGAGATCGGCGCGATCGAGCAGGAGGAGTTCCGCAGGCACTTCGAGGAGCAGGCGCGGCGTGCCGCAAACATCGCCGCCGAGGAGCTGGGCTTCGGCAAAGAGTTCTACCGCTACGACTCCGAGGTCGTGCGTGCGACGGTCGGAGCTGCCTGGGCGGCGGGCGGCGACTTCTCGGCCAACATCTGGGCGAACCGCGAGAAGCTGGCGAGCTATCTCAACGATGACTTCTCAAAGCTGATCGCACGCGGCGTCTCGTACGACGAGATTTCGCGCGAGCTTCGCCAGAGGCTCAACCACAGCGGCGCGAAGACCGCCATGCGCCTTGTGTACACAGAGGGAACGTACCTTTTTAACGAGGCGCAGGCACGCGTGCACGAGTCGGAGTTCGACAGCTACGCGCTGTCGTGCATCCACGACGGCAGGGCCTGCGAGGTGTGCCGCGAGCTTGAGGCCTACCAGAAGCAGCACCCGGCAAAGTTCTCCGAGCGCATGCCGGGCACGAACTTCCCGCCGATGCACCCGTGGTGCCGCTGCTCGTACACCCTTGAGGTTGCCGACTGGAACAAGTGGATCGACGATTACGTTGCAAAGCGCGGCGGCGATTCGGCGACACACGCCATGACGCTGCGATCGAACGCCATGGTTCGGGAGCCTGCCACCACGTCCCTGCTCGAATCGCTGCAACGCGCCGGCTCGGCGCTGGCTGGGCTTGATTTCAGGCTCAAGGGCCAGCAGTCGCTTGCGCGGAAGATCAGAACGGACTCGCACAAGCTCGACGTGAGCGAGAAGGAGGCATCCGATGGCATAAACGATGTGCTGCGCTACACCTACGTGCTGCCCGTGGAGTCGTTTGCTGACGAGTTCGCGCGCATCAGGCAGGCGCTTGAGAAGGCGGGCTATACTGTGGTCAAGGTCAAGAATACGCTCGGAGACGCGGCAAGCGCCTACCGAGGCGTCAACACCCAGTTCGAGACGCCCGACGGCTTCAAGTTCGAGCTTCAGTTCCACACGAAGCAGAGCCTCGACGTGAAGGAGCGCAACCACGCGCTCTACGAGGAGGAGCGGCTTGAGGACACCCCGCTTGAGCGCAAGTGGGAGCTTCGCCGCGAGATGGCCGACAACGCCGCCAAGATTAAGACTCCGCCGAACATCGAGGAGGTTCGCAGATGATCTACTACACAGATGACTCCCGCAGGCGCGTGTCGCGATTCGACGCGGAGCAGCAGGTATGCGAGACCTACGATTTCACGCTCGGGCGCTGGGTGTTCGACACAGAGGTGTTCGGAACGCAGAGCGGCGACCTATGGCTGGACGAGATCGGCCAGGAAGAGGCCGAGGCGATCATAGGAAAGCGCGACAAGGCGCTGCACCGATAGCAAGCAGGCGAAAACCGAATAGGCATCTCACCCCAACGGCACAATCAAGGCCCCCAACACGGGGGCCTTTTCTTATGCGTCAAGGAGGAGCCATGGAGATCGAATACATCACCCGCGCTGGGTGCCCGTCATGCGAGGCGTACCGCCGAGCGGTCATAGACCCGCTTTCCGAGGAGTACCCGGGGCGCGTGAGGGTTCATCAGGCATGGGACGGCCTCATGGAGCGGCTGAACAACGCCGAGCGCATCACCCGCGTTCCCATGGTCGTTGTAACCGACGGCGGGCGCGAGGTCATGCGCCTGCTTGAGATGCCAACGCTTGAGCGCCTTGAGGACATCCTGGAACCCGCCTGACGGGCGAATCTCACGCATGAAGGACACTCGCATGGTCAAAGACCGACCGAGCGTTGAGGTCGTTAAAAGCCACGGTTCGGGCAGGCGTGGAACCCGCTAAAAGCTACGGAAAACGTGCAGGCATGAGCCACGAGAAACCTTATGGAGGGTACGAAGCATGGCAAAGGACGGAAACCGACAGAAGTTCGCAGGAGTAGCGGGCGGAAACCTCACCCCGCCGCAGCAAGGCGACGAGGGAACCAAAGGCGCTGGCGAAGAGGCGGGCACCGAGGGCGAAGGCCCCGAAGGCGACCAGCAGGGCGCGGGTGAAGACCCGGACGACAAGGGAAGCAAGCCCAAGACGAAGGGCAAGACCTACACCGACGCCGACGTTGACGAGATCGTCAAGAAGCGCATCTCCCGCGAGCGCGCGCAGATCGAGAAGCAAATCCGCGAGCAGATCAAGCAGGAGGCCGACGACCAGCGCAGCGAGGCCGAGAAGCTTGCGGGCATGAACGACTTGCAGCGCGCGCAGTACGCGCTTGAGAAGGCCAACGCCGAGAAGGCTGCGCTTGAGCGCCGCATCAACCTGTCCGAGCAGATGGGCGTTGCGCGCGCCGAACTGAAGGCCGCAGGCATCGACCTCGGCGACGAGCTTCTTTCCATGTTCGTGACGGAGAAGGCGGACGACACCAACGCCGCGATCTCCAAGATCAAGGAGCTTTTCCCCAAGGCGGTAGACGCCGCAGTGCAGGAAGCGCTCAAGCGCCAGTCCCCCAAGGCGGGCAGCGAGGGCAAGCCCCAGTCCTTCGGCGCTAGCTTCGCAGCCGCATACAGCAACCGAATGAACGGAGGAAAGAAAGATGGCGCTCAATAAGGCGTTCACCTACGGCGAGTCCGAAAGCATCCTCGATTCCGAGGTGGGCATCGTCACCAAGACGCGAACCGCTACCCAGGCCATGGCCAAGGAGGTAGACGGTCGCAAGATCATCA